CAAGTGCAGATACTTTACAAGGTGGTTGTTGGATTGTAGACAAAGATAATGTAGATAGCCATGTAGCTACCAATGCAGGTGCTACGGTAGGTTGGTCTACTCCTGCTGCTGCTGATCACCAATTCGTCGCAAGTGGAGACACTCTAGGACGTTTTATAGGTAGTCGCTTGACTTATTTAGCTGCAAGCGCTTCTATCTGGATGGTCGATGGTGTTGTATTTGGTGATGGCACTTTAGCACTTCCGTTTACCTAAAATATAATTTAATTATTTAGTACTTGCTATAATAGGAGTACTGTATAGATTTACAGGAGGTTACTATGAATGATTTAAGTAAAATGTTCATTGGTTTTGATCGTATGTTCGATCAAATGTTTTTGAATGTAAATAAAACAACCTATCCACCTTACAACGTGGAAAAAGTAGAAGATAATAAATATAAACTATCAATGGCTGTTGCAGGATTTTCATCTGAAGACTTGACAGTTACTGTAAAGAAGAATACACTAAGTATATGTGCTAACAAACAAGAAAAGAATAATTGTGATTATACATGGAAGGGTATTGCTAATAGAAGTTTTCGTAAAGACTTTTGCTTAGCATCTAACATGGAAATTAAAAACGCTAAATTAAAAGATGGGTTACTGGAGATAGACTTAGAAAAAGTTATTCCAGAAGAAGATAAAGATAAAATAATTACAATTTCAAAGGAGTAAACAATGAAAATACTTTCTGCTATTATTGTAGCTATGGCTATTACATTTACAGCATCTGTAAGTTTTGCGAATCCTAAACAGAGCGGAGTAACTCCAGAACAGGAACATATGGAAATGCTCTACCCAACAGTTCTTGTGCGCCTGGGAAACGGTTCGGGTTCAGGAACAGTAATTTATTCCAAGCAGAATGAACAGCAAAAATATGAAAGTTTTATTCTGACTAACTGGCATGTGATACAGAGCTATGTAAAGCTTTCTAAGGTTTGGGATTCTAAAAAGAAAGAGAAGGTTGAGACTGAGACTAGGCGACCTGTTAATATTGATCTGTGGGAATATAATAACTATTCGACTGCTGTAGGAACTATCGGGCGTTTAGCTCAGATTATGGCCTATGATAAGAGTAGAGATCTAGCACTGTTGAAGGTAGAAGATGAAGAACGTCCTATGCCTTATGTCGCAACTATTTACCCTGAAGATCTTGATGACGGGCCGTGGATTTTCCAAACCGTATATGCGGTAGGAGCTGGTCTTGGGAAACCGCCTTTTCCGACGATGGGACTACTTGCCGGGTATGGTAGGGATCAGGATGGCAATGACCTGTATCTCTCAACCTCCCCGATTATCTACGGCAATAGCGGCGGCTCCTTGTATGTATACTCCCCCCGCAACCACTATGAGTTGATTGGAGTACCAAGTATGGTATCGGCATACGGGTGGGGTTCAGTTGTGTCACATATGGCATGGTCCAGGCCGATCTCTGAAATACGAATCTTCCTTAGAGACAGTTCATATGGCTTTATTTTGGGAGATGAACCCAAAGAAGAAAAAGAAGTCGAGGATAATGACTAGTGATTTACAAAGACCTGTAAGATTAATAAATGCAGCGGTTGATTTAACTTCAACAACTTTAACCAGTATTTATACAGTACCTGCTAAAACTGTATCTATAGTTCGAGAGATATTCATAGCAAATTATAATGCTAGTGCTAGAAATTTGAACTTACAATGGACAGATACTTCTGCTAGTGCAACTTACAGCCTGATACACGATAAACAAATAGCTACTGATGATTATCTAAGACTTGATAATTTAAATATATATCTAGATGCAACAGATATATTAAAAGCCCAAGCTGCTACTGCAGATGCTTTTTATGTATCTGTATTTATCGAAGAATTATTTACACCTATTCTGTAAGGAATAATAATGAATTACCTGACTTTATTTAATAATGTAATGAGAGAGTTAAACGAACCTACTATTACAAGTGGTGCGAGTAGTCAGACAGCTTCTTTTCATGTATTTATTGCAGATACAATAAACAAAGCTATTCGTGATATAGATCTACACCAATTAGAATGGCCTTGGAATTACACTTCTGCTGAATACGCTCTTATACAAGGTAAAGAAACTTATAAACATCCGATTAAACTTACTATAAGCGGAGGTTCTGGAACTTTTAGAAAACACGAACGTATAACAGGAGGAACTTCTTCTGCTGTAGGGGTTGTACAAGTTTCTGAAACTAGTTTTATAGTCGTAGAACCTATATCGGGTACTTTTGAAGCAGAAACTATTACGGGCATTCTTTCTGGTGCTACACGAACTGTAGGAACTGTTGTGTATTCTAGGCATGTAGAATATGATAATATGATTTTAGAACCTAGAAATGTCTTAGAGGGTGGAGAATTTTCAGTTACTACAGATTATAGTAGTTACTGGACTTCACGTTCTAGTAATCCAGCAGGTACAAGTACTTCTGGTACTCCTGCTTTTAGTAATGAACATAACGGTTCTGTAGTTTTAAACGATGGTACTATCGATGCTCAACTGTACGATACAGATGGTAAGACAGATGTAGTAGAGGGAGAAACGTATCGAGTAAATGTTAGGTTTGTATCGGGCGATACAAGTGCTACTACAACTACTCTAAGAGTGTTTGCAGGATCTTCTTCAGATAAGGATTCTGATCTTACAACATCATTTACTACTACTAATTTAGGGTGGGGTAAAACTTACACAACTACTTTTACTCCTTCTACGCAAACTTCCTTTTTAACTCTTTCCAATGAAGCTAGTGAAAATGTACATGTAGATTTTGTAACTTTATCTCTAGATCAAGAAGCTAAAAAGTTAAAGTTTTTAACTTGGGAAGAATATAATTCTAATCATATTGCTTATGATAGTAAGCGTGACCCTAATAGATATGATACACCATCTGTTGTAACTAAAAATTTAAATAATGAATTAGTAATTTCTCCAGTACCTAAGACTGGTGGATATAATTTAAAATTTGATTTTTGGGATGAACCTACAGAATTATCTGCAGATACAAGTACTCCAGATCTACCTGCTAGATATCACGATGTAATAACTTCTAGAGTTAGATATTACGCACATACTTTACGATCAGATTATCAGGCTGCTAGTTTATGTTTACAAGAGTATGAGGATGGTATTAAAAGACTACGCACAGAAAATATAAATACTAACAATTATATAAGGGCTGTATAAATGCCACAAACTTCTTTACAACAACCTTTTCCAGTAGCTTGTGAAGGTGGTTTAATTAAGGATACAAGTGTCTTGGCTATGCCCCCCGGTTCTTGTAAAAAATTAGAAAACTTTGAACCTGCTGTAACTGGTGGATATCGTAGAATAAATGGATTTAGTAAGTATGATTCTAATGAATTATCAGGTTCAGGATCTGTTCTTGGTATACAAATATTAGGTTCTTCTGTTATTGCAGCTAGAGGAGCGCATTTAGAAAAAAGTACAGGCTCCGGTTGGACAAGTATAGTAACAAATAGAACAGATGCTGAAAGATATGATTTTACTAAATACAGGTGGGCTAACACAGAAAAAATAGCAGGTGCAGATGGAGATAATCAAGCTTTTATTTATGACGGTAGTACTTATACACTATTAAGCAGTACTGGAGCACCGTCCGATCCACATACTGTAGAAGAATTTAGAAATCATTTATTTTTTACAGGAGCTAACTCAGGTAATACTAGCCAGATAGATTTTTGTGCTCCTTATTCGGAAAATGATTTTACTCCTGCTAACGGTGCGGGTACTATAGATGTAGGCGATAAAGTAGTAGGTTTAAAAGCTTTTAGAGATCAACTGTATATCTTTTGTGAAAATTCTATATTTAGATTAGCTGGTACATCTATTGCAGATTTTCAGCTTGCACCAATTTCTAGAAATATCGGATGTATAAATAGATTTTCAATTCAAGAAGTAGCTGGTGATATTATATTTTTAGCACCTGATGGTATTCGTACTGTAGCTGCTACTGAAAAAATTGGTGATGTAGAACTTGCAACTATATCTAAAGCTGTGCAAAGTACTTTAACAGCAGCTACAAGTGCAGATATATCTTCTTTGGTTATAAGAGAAAAAACACAATATAGATTATTTTTTCCTACCTCTTCAGCACAAGATGAAATAGCTTCTCCCGGTTTAATTGGAGTTTTAAAAAGACAAGCTGCAGCAGATTTAAATTGGGAGTGGGCTGATATAAGAGGTATAAAACCTTACGTCTGTACTAGTGATTTTATCGGTGATACTGAATATATATTACACGGTGGTTATGACGACGGGTTTGTGTATAGGCAAGAATCTGGAAACGATTTTAATGGAGGAAAGATACCTGCAACATATACTTCACCTGATTTAACTTTGGGTGATCCAGGGATTAGAAAACTTTTAAAAAGAATAAATATAAATTATGAAGCAGAAGGAACTATGACCTTTCAGCTTTCAGCAAGATTTGATTATGAAGATGTTGATATAATTCAACCAGCAGCAATATCTATTAGCGAAGTTGGACTACCCTTGTATGGATCTACTGCCTATGGAAGTGGTTTTTATGGAGGATTTGGTACGCCTATTTTACGTCAACTGATGGTAGGTTCCGGTTTTGCAATAGCAATAAAAATAGCACAAAATACTGCTACAAATAATCCCTTTATAATAAGGGGATTTGAATTAGACGTAGTACCAGGAGGAAGAAGATAATGGGAGCTACTTATACTAGACAAAGTTCATCTACTATTGTAGATGGTGCTACTATCGAAGCAGCACATTTTAATTTAGAATTTGATCAGCTTGTAGCGGCATTTGCTATAACTACTGGACATAGTCACGATGGTACAGCTGCTGAAGGTGGTCCTGTAACCAAACTTTTAGGTACAGCTATTACTATTGGTGATGGTACAGCTGGTACAGATATTGCAGTTACTTTTGATGGCGAATCAAGTAATGGTGTTTTGACTTGGATGGAAGATGAAGATCACTTTAAATTTTCTGATGATGTTGTACTTGATAGTAGTAAAAGACTATATTTGTATGATGAGGGTGGAGAATATATCTATGGTGATGGTACTGATTTGTATTTAGTATCTGGTGCAGATATTAATATTCCTGCAAGTATAGGCTTAACTTTTGGTGATGATGGTGAAAAGATAGAAGGAGATGGTACAGATTTAACAATTTCTGCCTCTGCTCTTTTTAATGTAGATGCTGGTACAGATATAGTTTTAGATGCAGGTGGTGGTGATATTTTCTTTAAAGATGATGGTACTACTTTTGGCAGTGCTACTAATACTTCAGGTAATCTAATAATTAAATCTGGTACTACAACTGCTTTAACTTTTAGTGGTGCTAATGTAACTGGTGCTGGTACTTATACTGGTGGTGGTCTTATGACTACTGGAGGTAATATTGTAATACCAAATGCAGGTAATATAGGTTCTGCTAGTGATACAGATGCTATTGCTATTAGTTCTGGAGGGGTTGTAACCTTTTCGCAAAATCCAGTATTTCCTGATGGTGGTGTACCGATTGCTGATTTAGATATAGATGGTGGTACAGATATAGGTGAAGCAATTGTTGATGCTGATTTATTTATTGTTGACAATGGAGCAGGAGGAACTAATAGAAAAACAGCAGCTTCTAGAATTAAAACTTATATTGGAGCAGCAGATCTTACTAGTATAGGTTCAAATCTTGTTCCTGATGGAAGTGGAACGAGAGATATAGGAACAGCTTCTGCAGAATGGGGAGATGTGTATGTTGCAGATGATAAATATATTCAATTTGGTTCAGATCAAAATGTTATAGTAGGCTATGATGAAAATGGAAATGATACTTTAGAATTTAAAGCAAATGTAGAAGCAGCAGCTTTAGGATTAACATTTAGTGCTGACCAAGCAGATGATAATGCAGATACATGGAAATTAAATTTTGCAGATGGCGGAATAATAACATGGCAAAGTTACACTTCAGGTTCTTTTGTTACAAAACAAACACTAGATACAAGTGGTAATTTAACTCTTACAGGTGCTATCGAACTTGGTCATGCTAGTGATACAACTGTTGCTCGTTCTGGCAGTGGAGACATCACCATTGAAGGAAATGCAATATATAGAGCGGGTGGTACTGATGTTCCTGTAGCTGATGGTGGTACAGGAGCTTCTTCGTTAACGGATGGTGGTGTACTGTTAGGTTCTGGTACTGGTGCCGTAACTGCAATGGCAGTTTTAGCAAATGGAGAAATGATTGTTGGTGATGGTTCAACTGATCCAGTGCCGGAATCAGGTTCTACACTAAGAACATCAATTGGTTTAGGTACATTTGCAGTTGAGAATGTTAATGCCGTTCCAGCACTAACTTTAGCGGCAGCTATTACTGGTGCTGATCAAATAGTCTCTGCTGTTAATCTTAAAGATTACGGTGAAGTTACTAATGCTATCGGTGGTACAGGGGGTGGTACTCAAGATATTGATTTGAATGCTGGCAATAATGTTGTAGCAACAGTTGATACAAATACCAATACTTTTACTTTCAGCAACCCTACTGCCAGTGATGAACTGTGTGGCTTTACTCTTTTTCTAACAAATGGAGGATCGCAAACCGTAAATTGGCCGGGTAGTGTAGATTGGGCTGGGGGAACTGCACCAACTTTAACGTCTAGCGGCCTCGACATATTGGTTTTCATAACAACGGATGGCGGCACAATTTGGCACGGCATGGTCGGAAGTGCGGATAGTAAGTAATGCCTAATATAAAAAGAGGAATGATGGGTGCTGCTGGTGGAGCAGTATCCGATCCATTCACCGAGACTGGAGGAGAGATATGGGGATGGGGGAAAAACTCCGGCGGCGGTGCTCTCGGGGATGGAACTGAAACTGATAGGTCTTCGCCTGTTCAGGTTGGAGATCAAGATGATTGGATATTTGCTGGTGGTCAAAAAGATGCTGGTTGTGGAGTAAAAGATGACGGTACGTTGTGGGTATGGGGCTATAATGCCAGTGGTGTGTTGGGATTAGACGATACGACTAGTAGATGTTCGCCCACCCAAGTTGGTGCTCTGGCTGATTGGTTTTATGTTGATGGCGGTCAATCCCATTTTATTGGCATCAAACATGATGGTACATTATGGTCATGGGGCGCCAACGGTGAAGGGCAGTTGGGATTAGGGGATACCACTAAAAGATGTTCCCCCGTTCAGGTCGGATCGTTAACAGATTGGAAAGGGAACACAACTGCCGAATTACTGGCAGGGTATCCTATGAAATTAGGTGTCGGATACACAACATCTTTTGTTATTAAAGATGATGGAACCCTTTGGGGGTTTGGACAGGGCGGCAGTGGCATGGGCGGCTGGGGAGACACGGCCAATAAATCTTCCCCCGTTCAAATTGGTTCGTTAACTAATTGGAAAAGTATAACTAAGACTGGGCCTGATTCCGTTTTGGCTACGAAAACTGATGGCACTCTATGGTCATGGGGGAATGGCACTGACGGTCCTCTTGGGCATGGAAATGAAACTTCTTTATCTTCCCCTGTTCAAATTGGGTCCCTTACGACATGGGCAAGAGTAGCATCGGGATCGCCGCAAGCCTCGTATGGAATAAAAACTGATGGTACACTATGGTCGTGGGGAAAGGATTATTACGGCTCTCTTGGGCACAGCAATACAACGAACTACTCTTCTCCCGTTCAGGTTGGCTCGTTAACGGATTGGAGGCACGTCCAAGGAGGATTTGCTATGTCTGTATTCGTTAAAACAAATGGTACGTTGTGGACCGTTGGCGCAGGGGCAGGCACTTACGGTCAATTAGGCAACAACCAAAGTTCGACTAACGAATCTTCCCCTATTCAAATCGGTTCAGCAACAGACTGGGGTCCGATCCTTACGAGTTCTCATGGTTACACGCGCCGACTACAAAGAGCAGTTACGGGATGACCCTTTTAGACAAACAACTTGACGCTGGTATTCACGGGGATTTTGACCAAGGCTGGTTGATTGCCCAACAGCTTCAGAAAGAAACTCCAACCTGTCAACGTGCAGCTTTTAATCGTGGCTGGTATTTATTGCGTCAGGGTAAATTGCTAGAGGGACATAAACTTTTAGACCAAGGCCGGTTTCAGGATGTATTTGGAAACAGGCACATAGGCTCTAAGAAACCAATCTGGAATGGAGAAGAAGGAACTATTTTATTAAATCTGGAAGGTGGGCTTGGTGACCAGATTAAAAGTTATCGGTTTGCTTTTGATTTAAAAGAACGTGGGAACCGTGTAGTAGTTTGTTGTTCCCCTGAGTTAGCTCCAATCTTTGCAGAGGAGTTTCCAGTAGTAGAACACAATGCTGCTTGTAGTGTTTACCATGATTATTGGCTTCCTTCGATGTCGGCTGTAGTTCCTTTAGGATATGAGTATGAAGATTTAAAAGGAAAACCTTATATTGATCGTACTGCTGATCCAGTGCCGGGGCGTATAGGAGTAAGGTGGAGCGGCAACCCTAAGTTTGAACATGAGCAGCACAGGTTCTTTCCTGCTGATTTAATGTTTGATGCTGTTAAAGGATATAATTGTGTTTCACTGCAACGGGATAAAGATGCAGAACTAAAACCAGAATGGATAGAACAAGCTCCGTTAGATGATTGGCAAACTACTAGGAAGTCGATTAGTCAGTGCGAATTAGTAGTAACTTCCTGCACTAGTATTGCTCATTTATCAGCAGCAATGGGAATTAAAACATGGATTGTAGTTCCTGTATTATCGTATTACCTGTGGGCGCTTCCGGGAGAAGTAACACCTTATTATGATAGTGTTACACTATTCAGACAAGAGAAGTATGGTGATTGGTACGCACCATTTAAAAGTATTAAGGAGAAATTAAAATGTTGTATGCACACGTTGAAAATGGCAGCATAACTTACCGAGGAACGCTTCCTAGAACTTGGCGCAGTATCTCCGGTTTGAACTTATCTGCAAATGACACCGAATATCTTAAAACATTAGGGTGGCTTCCTTATATAGAAGTTCCCGTTGAGATTGGTGTGGATGAAACGCCGGATGGTGAAGATACAGTAATTACTGAAACACAAGTCACTGCAACGGCAAAGAAACGTGCTATGACAGACGAGGAAAAAACTAACCGAAATAATAGCAATGCAGAAAATGAAATCTTTCGTCTTGAAGAGCTAGAAACCCCCCAACGATTAGCTGAAGCACTTCCTGATGAAAGTGGCGGAACAGCAGAGGGTCGAGCATGGTTCAAAGCTAATCGAGGAAAAATTGCCGTAGAGCGGGCTAAGATACTGTAAGCAGTTAAATATTCAAATAAAATAGTAAGGGTTATAAATAATGGTTGTAAATTTTAAACCAGATGATAATTATAAAGTTGACGGGGTAACTACAATCCCTAGAACTCATGACGGTGAGAGTTTAGCTTATATTTCAGATAAAGAAGCTCTACGGCTTAGAGAAAGGGGCGGTGGTGTACCTCCGAATGATCCTTCAGGACAAATTACTAAATTTGGTATTCCAAGTTTTATAGGC